ATAGGCTAAGGATCAGACACCCCCTATATAGGAGGACTGATGAAAAGCCTGATATCACTCTGGTCCCGGCTAGCGGAGGAATCCGCTAGTCATAGCTGCACTAGCGCCAGTAGAGACATTAATACCGTCTCTACTCGAGTCAAACATGAGGGGTTGTCGTTTTTGACGATAACCCTGCCTTCCCTTGGAAATGCCACCCAAAAGTGGCTGGACCAAGGTCAGGCCGGTATCCACCCCTCGTTCAGAAATGAACGAGGAGGAAGTTTCCCCCGATTTCTCGGAGGTTTCTTCAACCGTGTGTTTGACCGGAACAGTGGCGCGTTGCTTGACGAGCCCTGTATGGATTCCATTCGTGCCATCCGTCAACTCACGTTGATGTTTGGTAAAATGGAGCTTGACTGTTCGAAAGAACGTCAACGAAAAGCCATACAGAGCTACGTTAAGTGTGAGCAGGAAGTCCGTGTATTTGACAAAGAACTCACTGAGAGAGATCTCGATGAGTTCTGCGGAATGTCAAATATGCTTTTTAGGACAATCTTCTCAAAAATAGATAGAGATATCTATTATGAGAGGATTGTACCGAAGCATGGTCCAGGATCAACCGCTGATGGACTTACTGGAAACAGTAAGTTCAATCAATCGGTCTGGACCACTCGTCTCGAGGCTGTTTTTGCAGCCGGCGAGAACCTTCTACCCAATTGGCGGTATAACTACCTTTTGGATGAAGTGGACTTCCTCGAACCTGGTTCGGAGGTACCCGTGAAGGTTACCCTCGTTCCTAAGACGTTGAAGACTCCCCGAGTTATTGCGATGGAGCCAACTTGCATGCAATATATGCAACAAGGTGTCTATCGTAGTTTCCTCGAGCACTTCTATAGGGATGACTTCCTATCGAAGGTTATTGGATTTGACGACCAAACTCCTAACCAGGAGCTTGCTCGACGCGGTTCGATTGATAACCGAACCGCGACACTCGATATGAGTGACGCTTCCGATAGAGTCTCCAATCAGCTCGTCCGAGCTATGTTGTCCGATTGGCCTTACTTCAGCAAGGCTGTCGATGCAACTCGTTCGAGACGGGCTGTCCTACCTGACGGGTCAGTAATTCGACTCGCCAAGTTCGCGTCTATGGGTTCAGCACTCTGTTTTCCAATTGAAGCCATGGTCTTTTTGACCCTGATCTTCGTAGGGATACAGAGATCGCTCAACGCGACGCTCTCTCAGAAAGCTATACATCGCTTTTCTGAGTCGGTGCGTGTCTACGG